TTCCGCAGGGTCTACGCTCGTGCCATCCCTACCAGGCTCTCCATCCTTCGGCTTGGGTAGCTCGCTGACACACTTCTCGACCTCGGAGGCGATTAGGGGGGCCACATCCTCAATACTGACGCTCTTGCCGTCCTTAGGCACTGGAATAGCCGCCACAGCCTCATCGACCATCATCTTAATGTCATGGGGAAGCTTTTGATCAAGCTCGCTCAGAGCCTCCCGAATTGAAGAGAGATCAGCATTCAGTCTGACCGTTACTCTGGACACAATCTGCTCAGGGTCGGCGTCTTTGCCATCCTGAGGCACAGGCAGATTATCGAAACGCTTCTCCAGCGCATCCATTCGAGACAGGAGCGGCGCCAGTTGGCCCTTCACGATTTGGGCGAGCTCTTGGCCGAATGCCTTTGCGTCAATCATGCCCGAGACCCTTCTGAAATGACAATGCGACCTCTGCGAAGAAGGCCCGTTCCTCCGCCTGCTGGCGTGCGGCATCGTATTCCTCGGAGACTTCGCGCTGGCTTGTTGCCCCAAAGGGATCCGCCTGCGCATCGCGCTTCGCAAGAGCCTCGAGGCTATAGTTCTGCTGTTGGAGATAGGGGCTGTTGCCGCCCGCTTTCGGACCGAGATTAAGTCGCTTACGAGCCTCGTTCGGAGCCTTGATGCCGGCGCTGACCGCTTCCTTCTCGGCGGTGACGAGAGCCGTCGTGTCCATCCGCAGGAGGTTATCGACATCGAACTCCGTGCCGATGTTCTCGCCCATGCCGAGGCCTTCATCGAGGCAGAGCTCAGCGGCTTCGATCAGCACCTGAAGGCACTGCGAGTAATACTCGATGTTGAGCGCCTCGATGTTGTTGTAGGTCGGCATCGTGCCTACGCCAATCTTGTACGGCGGGACATGGTAGGTTGAGCAGACGACCTCGGCGGACCACTTCAATTGCTCGATGAGTTGCGAGTCGACAGCCTTCGCCCTCATAGCCTCGTATTTCAGGCCATCGCCCAGAACCGCCACCTTGCCGGCGTTCTTGCCGGAATAGCTAGCGTCCCAGTGCTCTTTAAGGCGCTTGGCCGTCTCGTCGCTGATCGCGCCTGGTGCCGTCAGGATGCCCCCCGGCTGCGCTCCGTTCTGGAAAAAGAGCGTGCTGTCGTTCTGGATGGCAAGGCCCTGCGTGGCAGCGAGCCCGCCCGCGAACATGGGCGAGAGCCCGACAAGCGGGTGGAAGAAGCAGTTAAAGCGATCGTGGATCACCTCACGCGCTGGCACCGTGACGCTGGCAGGCAGCCCCGCTAGATGATCCGTCTTGAGGTCGTAGAACACGCTGCCGTCGTCCGCCACTAGCGGCGTGACTAGGGTCCAATCCAGTACATACAGCGCCTTGACGACGCCGCGGCCGTCGCGCTGCTTGAGGGCAACCGTATTCCCTCGCTGCAGCTTCGACAGGATCCAGCTCTCCATGAACTGGATCCGGTTCTGAAAATGGTTCGGCTTGCGCAGCACCGGAGAATAGGCGGGGTTCGTCACCTCCGACCAGATGCCGTCGCTGTCCTTCTGGACGAGCTTGATGCGCAGTTTGGAGATATCCGAGGCGATCAGCGTCCTGCAGGCAAAATCAGCATGATTGGACAGAACGGAGTCATAGCGGACTTCGACGTTCTGCTGCCAGGCCCCCGCATACGGCTCAAAGATGCGCCACCACCCGCCGCGCCCTTGGGCGACAGGCACAAGCGCCTTCTCTTCCATCGCCTGGGCGCGGGTGATGTTGAGGCCAAAAAGGCGCATGGATTAGCCCTTCGCGGCAGCGATTTTGGCTTTAAGGGTCTCGGCATCCCACCCGTGGTACGCTCTCTTCCCGACAGCGACCTGATACTCTTCGCGGAGGGCCTTCAGTTCCTCTTCCGGGTCTAGGGTCTGGCTAGCCTGCATGTCGCGGCGGCCATAACCCAGCTTGCCGAGGATGCGGGCATAGCGAGGATCTTGAGCGCGAAGGGCGCGGTCCATGTAGCTCAGAGATTTCATGACGGCCTCCTATGAGGAAGCCGGTCGCATGGGATCGCGACCGGCCGTGATGTTCAGGCTACCGATTAGGGGGTCTCAGGAGCCGCGATACCCCAAGCCGCGCCCGTCAGGATCGCGACAGCGGACGGACGACGGCGTGCCCAGTTGATGAACCGCTCAACGCGGAACGCGACCGAGTTCGTCTGGAACATTGACACAAGCGACGTTGCGCCGGTTGGCGTGTCGGAGTTATGCGCCGGGTTATCCGCCATCTCGAGCGAGGCCTCGCGGGACATATCCACCTGGATACCGCCTTCGTCGGCCAGGTAGATGTCGCTCGCGTTCGCCAGTACGACGGTGCCGGCCGGGATATAATCCGACACGATCACCGGCATCCCGTTGAAGGTGCCGCCCGTCATCGAGATACCAGCAAACTCCGGCTGGCCGAGCGGATTGGTCATCATCGACAGCGCAAGCGCGGTCGTGGAGCCCATGATCCAGACCCCCGTCGTCGGGGCGTTGTTGGCCGCGATGAAGGTTGCCATCAGGGCCCGGATATCGGCGCGGATCGCATCAGCATCACCGCCCGACGAGACAACCGGGGTCAAGCCGTTAGTGATCGAGGCAGGAGAGACGCCAGCAACCAGAGCCTTGGCCGGGTTGATGAAGTCGATGTCCAGCCGTGCAGCGATAGCCGCAGCCAGGTTGTCGCGGAGCAGGGCCTCAGCGGCGGGGTTCGACCGGCGCAGAAGCTCTTCCGTGACAACAGCGATGTTGGCGACCTTGAAGATCTCAAGGATGTTGCGCTCATAGCCGAAGCGGGTCAGCGGCTTTGCCTTGCCTTCACCCACCCAGTAGCCTTCGCCACCTTCGGTCTGACCGACGAGCGGGACGTTGAACGGCACGTTCCGAAGACCGGGGACACCATTCTGACCGAACCGGCCGAGGATCGTGCGCGGACGCAGGAACTCAACGAAATCAGCGATCACATCAGTGCCTTCCCCGACGAGCGGGGCTGCCCAGTTGCCGTCCTGCGTGGTGCCGGCCGGGACGGCCGCCTTGGCGACGAGGCCATAGATGGACGAGTTCTCGCCATACAGCTCCTTGGCCACGGTGCGAACGCTCTCGCCGTCCAGTTTCGCGATCGCCTTGACCTTGGCGAGGCGGGCGAAACCGATGCCCTTGTCGAGCTTCTCAGCGGTCGTGACTTGAATGCCGGAGCGAGACGCGGTGCCCTCTTCGGACTTCTGGCCGGAGACCGGCTTAGCGGAGGCGGCCTGCGCCTTCTCAAGAGCACGGAGGCGCTTGAGGTCGCCGTCGATTGCGCTGACTTCGCCTTCCAGCGTGTCGAACTCTTCCTGCTCGCTCTGATCGGTCGAACGGCCTTCGTCGATGGACTTCTGCATGACTTCAGCCATGCGGGCGGACTTGGCTTGGCGCGAGGCCTCCAGTGCCGCGATCTGTTCTGCAATGGTCTTCATGTTCGTGCCCTCCTTCGGGCGCAAGTTGACGGATTTGACGGTTTTTCCGGAAGCGCCCGGGCGGACAGGCCGATCGGTTGCCTTGGGCTCTTTGCCAGTCGCGGCGAGCAGAGGGGCGTCGATCGACTTGATGGTGGAGATCACCGCGTCGGCATTGGCCGGCACGGAGACGAGAGACAGCTCAAGCACCTCGCTCTTGTTGAAGCGGATGCCGCCTTCATCGAGGAATGAGTATTCCAGGGCCCGGAAGCCGATGGAGACCGCACGGACTAGACCGGCTTTGATCTCGCCCCATGCGGTTTCCACGCGGTCGCGGAGGGGGCCAGCCTGCTCGATGATGGGCAGTCTTGCTTCGAACGTGATGCCGTCCTTGGTGGGTTTGTCGAAGGTGACAGTGCCGACCGGCTTGTCGTGGTCGTGTTGGTGCAGCAGTGGCATCGGGTTCTTGAACTGGACGCCCAAGGGTTCCACGATATCCCCTACCCGGTCAGGATTGGGGGTGGTCGCCACGCCGCGGATAATACGCTGGTCCTCCTCGACCGCTTTCACGGCCAGGACTGAATACATCCTGTTCATTTGGAAGGTCCTTCTCAGCCCAATACGAGCATTTGGTACTCAGGCTTCCGCTCGTCCTTACGGTCGCGAGACTTCATCCCGCAGAGCATCGCCAGCGTCACAGCACCGTCGATCCTGAACCGAGCCTTGTTCTTGTCGATTTTGCGATTACCGGCCGGATCCATCGTGGCGACTGCGTTCGCCATGTTCCAGTTGAGCACCGGACTAGAGGGATGCTTGAGCTTCCGTTCGATTACCGCAAATTCAAGCGCGTCGATGGCCGGCGCCATGTCACGATAGCCCTGCCCCCACGGTATGAGGCGTAGACCGTCACCTTTTTCGCCTTCCTGGAAGGCTTGGAGCCCGATCCGATCAAGCTCTCTAAGAAGATCGTTGATGCGCCAGCGGTCATACGCGAGACCAAGCACTTTGTACCGCTGGCACAGTTCAGCAATCCTGAGCGCAACCACTTGTGGGTCGATTGAACGACCGGGCGAGACATCGAGCCAACCCCTTTCGTGCCACTCGACATAACGCAGATTACCAGATCCGAAGTCCCGGTTGCTATGTTCCTTCAGGAGATCAGCGGGCTTCCAAAAGTATGGTCGAACTCGGGTAAGGTCCCCTGCACTACCCATCATGAGTGAGGTTAGGTCGATGACCCCGGACATATCGAGCGCCAAATAGACCTCCTCTCCGTCTTCGAAGTCGGCATCTCCGACACAGGCCATCCATTCGGCGCGCGAGATCAGGGAAGCGACCGGAGCCACACGCTGGTTGAGGTAGAGGTTGCGGAATTTTGGCTCCTCTGCAGGCATTCGCTTGGCTTTGTCAGCGATTGCCTTCAGATCATCGAAATCGCGGAAGTCGTGCAGCGCTGGATTTGCCAGTTTCCAGCAGTCCGGGTCGAAAATGTCTTCTTGCTCTTCAGGGACCTCGTAGAGGTGGCAGACGATGGTCGGATCCTTAGACCCGAGGCCATCGTCAATGAGTTTCGACAGGATGTGCTCCGGGTCGTTGCTCTGCGTCGAGATGGTTACAAAGAGCGGCTCCGCACGAGCACCCATCGAAGTATCAAGAACATCATAAAGTTCGCGGTCTTTCGCTTGAGCCAGCTCATCGAAGATCACAAAGCTCGGGTTCAGACCGTGCTTCGTCCCCGCCTCTGCCGAAATGGCCTTGTAGAAGCTGCCATTGCCATAGCAGGCGATGGTTTTCGTGCTGTCGACGCACCGGAGCATAGCGCAGAGCTCGGGGTCAGCTTTCACAATCTGCGAGGCGACCTTGTAAACCTGCCCTGCCTGCTCCCTGTCGTTCGCCGCGGAGTAGATTTCCCCGTTCAGGATGGCTTCCGGCCCGACCAGATGGACGAGCACGAGAGCCGCGATCAGAGCCGTCTTGCCGTTCTTACGGGCGATCGAGAGAATGGCCCGTCTCACGATGCGCCGGTATTGGTTTTTCCGGAGTTCGTGGGGCTCGTAGATGTCCCTAATGAACTGCTTCTGCCACTCCCGAAGCTTGAAGGACTCTCCCTGGCCTTCGCCGGAGGGGACCATCAGTGCTTCGATGAAGGCAATGACTCGCTCTGCCCGATTAGGCCTGCGAACTTGCTTGCCAGCTTCTCCTCGGGCAGTTTTAGCGCCGCCCTTGCGACCGGATCGAGGAACAGGCGGGCGCCGATTGACAGCAGAAGCCTCGCCTGCTCGTTCATGTGCTTGAGCCATGGGTTCAATACTGGTTGGCCTTGAGACCCTGCCTCGACGTGCTTGAAGTCGGGGCTGCTCACCTCCTCCACGCAGCGCTTATGTTCGGCCCAGGCGCTCGCATAGGCCGAGAGCAGGAAGGCGTCACATGATGCGTAGGTTTTCGGTGGCAGCGAGCGCTTGATGATCTCGATGCAAGCCTTCGCGTCGTCGCTCAGATGATCGGGAGCGATCACAGAGCCGCTAGCCACGATGCTCGTCTCAGGAATGGGCCGCTTGCCGGGGTTGCCCTCAAGGCGGCGTGCCTCTGGGGACTTCCGTGGGCGTCCCAT